AGTTCTTGCAATCCATTAAAGCATGTATATATACAAATTAGTTAATTATTTTTACTGGTTTTTATCTACATACAAAAACTTAGAGCCACACACGGTTCTACCTCTGCGGATAGAGGTTCTCTGGGCAAGTAAGTCTTTAAGGTGTGTGGAAAGTCCTCTGAAGCTGTAAGCGGTCACTAGCGTGATGTTACGGACAGCTTGTTTGTATGGCGTTCAATACGTCACTGACGAGGCGGAGCAACGCCGAAACAAACACAAACCAATGGAGGACGCTATGTCTTTTAAACAGTTCAACATCTATAACAGAGTACACGCACCAGACTACGCAAACACAGGTGCAAAGTCATTTGGCACAAACTCAACTACACACACAGAGGTGGTAGTGGGGACGAGTTCAAGAAACTCACATGACTTTCTAATACATGAAACAAAAGTGCTTACAAAACCAGATGGCAATAAATTGTTTCAATTTTGGCTAGATGGTAATTTGATAAAAGAAGCTGTCTATGATGTAAAAGAAAAAACAATTACCGCAAAAGCTTCTTTAATTTCAACAGCCCTGCGAGATAATGACAGCGTTTTGTTTCCTGAATTAAAACCAGATGGAGCAAAACATGCTTAAATTTAAATTATCACTAAGACGTTTTTTATATAATTTTCATTTAATGTTTACAGCTAAGAGAGACTACGAGAAGCAAGTCAGACTAATAGTTAAGTATGACCCTTTAAACATCTTAAATTAAAAACAGACTTGAAGCCTATTTATTAAGTAGGCTTTGAGACTTTTTTTATAAGTCACACAAACACACACACACAAACAGATGGAGTTATCAATGATTAAATATGTAATCCACGCTAAACTGTGGAGAGATAAAACAAACGGAAACACTTACCACTCCGCAAACGTACTGGACACAAAAAGACATTTAATGTTACCTGTACCTATGCACTACGGATATGGTGACCAGTTTATACAATCAGCTTCCAATGCAATGCTTAAAAATAATTGGATTGATAAGCACCTAGTTGGAATAGATTATAAAGATATTCATTTTATAGTTGAACCTAACTGTAAAAAAAAAGATGTCCATAATTTTGGAAACGGACTAGAACACCAAGCCTCAGAAAAGTATTAAACAGACTTTAAGCCTATTCACTGGGTAGGCTTAGAGACTTTTTAAAAGTCACACACAAACACACAAACACAAACAGATGGAGGCTACACTTATGCAGATTGCAAAAGCTGTGCAAACTATACAGAGAGCGGAAACACTCTCAAAGTATAAAGACGAGACCGAGAAAAAACAACACTTTGAAGACTACCAGAACGCAACCAAAGCAGAGAAATTAAAATTGTTTCATTCTGCTATTGCTGAAGGGTGGGTGTCATAATGAGAGACAGCCACAACGTACCACTCACGCAGGGCTTTAAATCTTTTAAATGTAAAAGCTATTCAGTAATTAATGGAGTTGTTAAAATTAAGAAAAAAACTCCTGCAACTGATTGGTCTTTATATATAAAGGAGGCTTTAAAAGCATGTTATGGTCAATATAAAATTGTGCCTTATAAAGATTTAAAAGGTATTAATAAAATTCAATTTTATACACCATTAAAAAAAGCTAGTTAAATATAAAACTTGAAGCGGATTTAATCAGTCCGCTTTGAGATTTATATGCGTAAATATCTTGCATGAGTTCGCAAGGCTAAAGCATGTTAATCCACAATTCACCGTTTGGTCTTAGGACTAGACGGTGAGTTTATTTCAAACAATCAACAAAAAGGTAAATCATGGCTGATTATAGAGTAGAAATAGAAGCTGTTCAAATCATACACGTTAATGCGGATAGTGCAGAAGAAGCAAAAGAAAAAGTAAAGTTTGTTGGTTTACACTGGCAAACTACAGAACCACAAGAGTACCTTTCTGGTGTCTCTGCTAATTATCATTATGAGAAATGCGATTTTGATAAAGCTAAAGTAACCAACGAAGACGAATAATGTCAGGGTTTAACTCATACAAAATAAGAGACGGTGTCCACCTTCCCACAGAGAAATTCAAAGAGAATTGGGAAGGTATCTTCGGTAAGAAATCTAAAAAACCAAAGAAAGGAAAACTAAATGGAATTATAAAAAGCAAAACTGACGAGGCTTTAATAGCCGAAACACTGTCTAATGACTAGACGGTGTATTTTGCACTGTATAACTTGATTATTCCTCTTGCACATAAGATGTGCGACAGGATAGCCTATTATTTTATACGATAATAATTACTGCAAAAAGAAAGGGTAAAAATGCACATAGATAACACTCAATTAGCTACTAAAAAGCTACGATTGATACGAAAAAGTGTTTTGAATGGTAACGGTTGTTACATTCATAATAAACAAAACGCTCCCAATATAACTTAACAAAAGGACGAATATGCTTATAAACTTTATTCTCTTTAAACTTTATATTGAAAAATATAATAGACGGAGTGATTTTAGAGTAACGAAAGACACACACGAAACTATAGTAGATTTTGGAAAATATAGGTTGTATGTGTTATAGATTAACTATACTTAGGCGGATAACAAAAAAATTAAGTATTCAGTATTAAGTGGTTAATGTATAAGTGTGAGTGGCTTCACTTTAAAAAGAGACACTAATAAGGAAACTAAGGAGCGTACAACATGAGCGGATTGAACCTATTAAAAATAATAGAGGAAATGCGTAAATTCGACCCACATATGGAAAGCCAAACAATAGCGGTTTTCTTTTATGTTGGTGAGTATGGCGGAGCAGACGGTATCGCCATGCAGACAATAGCTGACAAATTGGACTTAGCCCAATCAACCGTATCTCGTAACTGTTACAAATTAGGTGACAGAACACGAGACGGTATTGGTATAGGTCTTTTACAATCTTTTGAAGACCCTGAAGAACGTAGAAGAAAACTTGTGCGTATTTCAGCAAAAGGCAGAAGAGTATATAATTCTCTTACTGATATGGTCAAATAACAATGGAAGGCGGTATGTATGCAACCAAGAAATCACAAGTTGCTAACGGAGATACACCGCAAGTTAACACTTAAAGGTTGGGAAAAGTTGCAATCAAAGCGAGGCGAAAAAGTAATAGAAATGCTTGGCAAAGGTATGCTTGTAACTGAAGTCAACGATACACACATAGCACAAATTGTAGACACTCTTGAAGATAGAGGGTTTGCTCCTGCTACTGTTAATCGTTACATGTCTGCAATCTCTAAGATGTTACGTTATGCCAACAAAAGACAGTCAATCTATCACCTTGATAGAATGCCTTATATTGAATGGCAAAGCGAAGACAATGGTCGTGAACGTTACCTAGAACCAATGGAAGAAAAAGAAATAATTAGAATATTGACCGAGTGGAATATGGTCAGTTATTTAGAGTTCTTTTTATTCTTAATCGATTCTGGAATGCGTTTAGGCGAGGCTCTATCTATTAAGAAGTTGATGGTGCATGATAATAATGGACACACTGTTATTAACCTGCCATCTAGTGTCACTAAAAATGGTGAAGCTAGAGGAATACCACTAACAAACAGAGCCAAAGCTATAGTTGATAGACTATTGCTTACTGCGGAAAGAAACGACCTTGTGTTTTCACATCTAAAATATTGGACGTGTGAGAATACTTGGAGAAGACTAAGAAAAGCAATGAACCTTGAAGAAGACAAAGAATTTGTCATTCACTGCTTACGACATACTTGTGCAACTCGTATGGCTCAATCAGGTCAAGTAGAACTTCACATGATTGGTGCAATGCTTGGTCACAAGTCATGGAAGATGATAAAACGATATGCCCATTTGATACCGAATAACCTTATGGGTGCAGTAAATGTCCTGAATGCGATTAACAAAAATGCGTAACCGTTAAAGGATTGATAGATGTTAAAGGATAGTTGTTAAATGTTACCTAGTAATGATAGTAGAATAGACGTATTCTACTGCGGATTGATGCAATAGGATTTGCAATCCTCATGCACAAAGGATTTGCAGTCCGTTAATCATTCATTAAGTAAGTAAATAAGCCACTATTCTTTAGCACTATTAAAAATATAGTGCAAAGGACTAAACCTAAATTGTACACCAATCCTTTGGTGAATACATAAAAGTTCCCCTTATAGATACCCAAAACATAACACACATAAACATAGGAGTTATAACATGCAGAAGCTAATAGAAGTATTACCTACATTCAAAGACCAACTAGCCAATGAGAAAGACATGGCTCTCTCAGGCGTTCACAGGACGAACACGAGGCTACAATCACACATCACTAGAGAAGAAGAAAGCGTTACCTCTTACGGAAAGGTAATGGTTGCAAATACTATTAGACCTCTCGCTATGGAGATAGCTGAGTGGATTGAGACTACATCAAAAAACATTGTTAAAAAACCACCTCTTGCTTTCATCAAAATATGCGAAGTTGAACCTGAAATTCTGGCTCTCATTACCGCAAAATCCATCATAAATACAATTACCCAAAACAGACCTCTCACTGCTACCTGCATCACTTTAGGTGGTAAAGTAGAAACTGAAATAGCACTAAAAAACTTTAAGATATTGAACCCAGAGTTATACCACACAGTGCGTCAGGACTTAGATAGAAGAAGTTGGAATTATACTTACAAACGAAGGAAGCTAAAAGAGACTGCCAAAAATGACGAAGTAATGAGATGGGAAGAATGGAGTACAACAGAGAAATTACACGTTGGACTACGTTTGATTGAACTAATGATATATGCCACAGGAATGATAGAGATTAAGACTGAGACTGTTAAGCATAAGAAAACCAAAGTCATTAAACAGACCCAGAAAACTAGAGATTGGATTAAAGAGAGAAATACCTTTAATGAACTCCTCAACCCTGAGTATATGCCTACTGTAATGCCTCCTAAATCATGGGAAAACGGTAAACCTTTTGGAGGAGGTTATTGGACTGACAACCTTCCTGAACTAAACCTTGTTAAACAGCATGGTTTAGGCAAGAAATTGTTCCAAAAAGAGTTAGAAAACTTTGAAATGCCGAAGGTTTATAGTGCTGTTAATGCTATGCAATCCACATCTTACAAGATTAATCATTTTATTTTAAATGTGATTAAACAGGCTTGGGACAAAGGCATGGCACTAGGAGAAATGCCCTCAACTAGCAACAAAGAGATACCTAACAAGCCACACGATATTGATACAAACGAAGTGAGCAGGAAGGCGTGGAAAAAAGAAGCTGTAATAATTCACACAGAGAATAACCGTATGTTTTCTAAAAGGTTATTGTTTGCTAAAATTATTTGGTTAGCAGATAAGTTTAAAGATTTTGCTACTTTATATTTTCCAATACAATTAGACTTTAGAGGAAGAGCCTATTGTGTTCCTGCGTTTCTTAACTATCAATCTATTGGTGCTTCTAAAGCACTACTGAATTTTGCCAAAGGTAAGCCTATCACTGTGGAAAACAGAGGTGTCTTTTGGTTAGCAGTACATGGTGCAAACATGTATGGAGAAGATAAAATAACATTTGAACAAAGAGAGCAGTGGACTAAAGACAATGAAGCTATGATTGTAGCTTGTGCGGAAGACCCTTTGACTAATAGACAATGGGAAAACGCAGGGAATGCTTTTCAATTTTTAGCATTTTGTGATGAGTGGGCTAGATACCTTAAAGAAGGAGAAGGTTTTATTTCATACATACCTGTCAATGTTGATGGTTCATGTAATGGTCTTCAAATTTATTCTTTAATGCTTAAAGATAAAAAAGCAGGAGAGATGGTAAATTTATTGCCAACAGAAACACCGCAAGACATCTACCAATTAGTAGCAAATACAGTTAACGCAAAACTTAAATTAGATGTAGCTGAAGGTAAACCTTATGCACAAGCATGGTTAAACTATGGAGTTAAACGTACTACT